AAAAATTCACTGCACCTTGTTTTCTCATTCCAATCGCAAGTAAAATTTTCTGCTCTTGGACAATCAGCACAAGGTAACATTTCCTTATGATTACATTCTGAACAATTAGATTTACCATGAGATAAAATCTCAACTTGACATCCACAATCTGGACATACTTCATTAACAGTAAATGGTTTAGTAAATCTAACTTTCCATTGCTCTTGTAAATAGTCAATCATTGCGCAACCTCCTCTGGTTCTCTCATTCCATCATCATAATTAGGATCATTAACTCTATCCCAAATGTCCTGATTTATTGCGCCATGCTTTAAACAAAACTGAAGTTTTGATAATTCAGCCGCCTCTTCTTCCATAGTAAGCAACCATGCTTTCATTTTACCCATATTCGCCTCCGTTTTTAAGGGTTATTTATATACTAAATATCCCATGTAATATAAGATGTCAATAAAAAATGTCCCTCACACAGAAGAATGAAAACTATGTGAGGGAAGGGAGTGAATAACCTCTTTTTGATTGAGGCAAGACCATCTATACACATAATCAATACAGTGTATAGTGTTTTTTGACCCTATTCTCTTTACAAAAACTCACTTACCCCCTTGTAGCGGCGTAGCAGTGTAGCAGTAGAGAAAATCACTATACATATCAATGATTTAAACCTCAATTTGATGCTACGTCAGTGCTACACCATAGAAATCAGGCGTAGCAGTAAATAATTAAAATCTTTATTTTCTGCCAATTTAAATTATAAGAATAGTATGGATATTGATATCATTAGAGATAGATTAACCCCTAAACAGATTAAATTTTGTGTTTTGTTTGTTGAACATGGAGAAGAAATGACAGCCAAAGATTGTGCAATCCAAGCAGGATATGCTGAATCAGTGGCGGCAAAGACTGCATCTGAACTTAGAAAAAAACCTCATGTGGCTGAGTATATTAGAGGAATCAGGAGGAAAAGAAATATGAGGTTAATCTTCATAGGCATTTGAAAAGATTAGATCAATTAAGTAAAGGTGCTGAGGATAAAGGCAACTGGAATGCGGCGGTTCAAGCTGAGAAATCTAGAGGTCAAGTGGCTGGTCTTTACATTGATCGAAAAGAAATCATGCATGGATCTATTGACCAGCTTAGTCGAGAAGAAGTGGATAAATTACTAACAGATATGGATAAGAAATTATCTATCGAAGGGAGCTTTGAAGTATTAGATGACGACAAAACCGGAGACAAAATTCTGGAAAAGGATAAAGGATAAGTTTACAAAAATTACCCTCACTAGAGTTGAGGCCATTACTCCTACAGGACTGCCTGATTTAAATGCTTTTTTTATTGACAACGAAAAAAGATGTCATGAATTTTGGATCGAGTTGAAGGTAAGTTCAGGTAATCAGGTTAAGCTATCGCCAGGTCAAATATCGTGGCATATGCACAGATTTAAATTGGGTGCTAAATCAATTATCATGGTACAGACCCCCTCTCGAAGAGGCATTGCTCTGTACTCTGGGGGAAGGTCCTTGAACCTTGCGTCCCAAGGCTTGAACCTTGAACCCTGTGCCTTGTTCCCTGAGCCTTGTGCCTGGCAGGAGCTTGAGTCTTGCCTCATGAATCTTGCGTCTTAACCTTGATCCTTGTGCCTTGATCCTTGTTCAATCCTATCGCATTCCTCACATATTATTTCTAATTCGTATTCATAACCTTTTTCTGTGTCAGATATTTTTACATCACATCTGTCACAAACTAGTTCTATGTCTTCATCATAAAGATTAATGAGCGACATAACTTACATTCTGTATATTGATATTCCAACAAGCCCTGCAAGACTTGCATTCGTTGCCTTGCTTATTAGCTGGGCAACTGTAACCAATTGCTTTTGATTTTTGGTGAACTGTTGACGTTAGCCCCACGTTAGAGTGAGGCTTTCCGTCAATCATCGTAGCTGAAACCCTGATCGCCAGGTTTCCAGGAAGTGAATGACCCTCTTTTAAATAGGTCTTCAAGATACCGGCTTCACGTGTTGGCAACCAATGTCTCACTTTTGGCGTTGCCATTGCTACAGCTACAATCTTTTTAAGATGGTCAAGTGACTGTAAATCGCCTGAATCGTGCCATCTGAAATAAGGAATTTTTTTACTATAGTTATTTATTAATAGAATCATAGACTCAACCCAATTGTCATTGGTGATAGATTCTAATCTGTTAGCGTGAGCCGCTTTCACGCCCTTAAAAGTATAGCGACCCTTCAATGCATAACACATTGAGCAAGTACTATTTTTTATTAGTCTAAGTTTAGATCCTACGCTGCATTCAAATGCGCTTAGACCGTAACCATACCCAGGCATCTTGGATGGTTTACTTAAACCGCCAACGTTTGCCCATGCTTCTTTTATATTCATAATATTCACCCCTTTATTATTTATTATTATATAAGATATTATGGGAACATAATCAAGTAAATAATTAAAAAAAATTTCTTGATTCCTGGGCCTTGTGTCTTGTTCCCTGTGGCCCTTGTTCCCTGTGGCCCCTGTTCCTTGTTCCCTGTGCCTTGTTTCTTTTTTAATGTAGTGGGGGGACGTTTGCAAAACTTCGAATCGGATTCAGAATCCCCCCGTGTGCCATGGTATACTTCGGGCGACCATGCTACCCCTTTTTGGGCTGGTGGGTATACACTAGAAATTAATCGTTTTAACACCAACCCAAAACTCTTAAATTTATTCACCCATAATTTATTCCCTTTTTTAAAATTAATAATTGACATTACATAAGATTTATCCCATAGTCAAGTATTAATTAACCATAACAGAGGAGTGTATTATGGCTGAAATGAAAGTATATCAGAGGGAACATTTTGAGAGAAAAATAAATCAGCTCTTAACCCCTGAGATTGAAAAAGAAGAGATGTTATTATCATCAACTATTGCTGATATGACAGAGTCGGCTGAGAAAAACTTAGCAAAAAAAATCGGGGCGGATAAGATTATTAATGAACTTGAACTTGCTGAATTACAATTAGAAAGAGCAAGAAGCAAGGCAATAAGTTTTTTTAGACAAGCGTCTAGGAAGCGGGTATCATTTAAAAAATCTTTATCGTATGATTTTGAATATAGGGAAAATTCAAAAACTATAACGCCAAAGTATTGTAGAGACCAGATTAGAACTTGGGCTCAGAAACTTGCACAAAAAGAAGCCGAGAAGCTACCTATTGGAAGACGCATTAGTTATCTTAAAGCAGTACAAACAAATGCTCAGGATACTATTATGGAATGTCATGTAGGTACTGAGTTAAAAGATATGTTAGGTGATATCTTGAAACCTTTAGGTTTAGCTTGGCAGCGACCACTACCTGCGATTGCCCCACCAAGTAAGGACATACCTGAAGATTAAGAGTTTTAATTGCAACATAAGGCGTAAAGCATGGATATACTTGCCACCATGTGAGCGGTTAAAAATTAAGGGGGCATAAGCCCCCTTTTTAATTGGTTTTATTTAATCTTGAAACCTTGAGCATTAGCTCATTAATCTTATCAATCCAAATTCTCTTGAGCCATGTGTCTTGAGTTATAGATAATTGTTTTTCTAAGATCCTTATTTTATGTAGTAGTATCTGTTCCATTTTTAAATCCAATGCGGAACAGCTAACATTAACAAGCTTACAAATAAAAATAAAATAAACCAATGTGCTTTCATTACTCCTCCTCACCTATTACTAAATCAAAACACTTAATCCAACAAATAGATAAACCTATTAAGAATACATCGCTAAAAAATGTGTATTGAAATATATTATAATCAGTTAGCAGCCACGCTAACATTAACGTAGTTAGTATTAACATTATAACTTTTACTTGTTTCATAATTACAGCCCCCAAGTTTCTATAAATTTTTGTAAAGTAAGAACATCATTATAAATGTGATTATCTCTTTCTTGTTCCTCACACTCCTCATAGTGTTTTAGTTCAAACTCATGCATATATTCTACAACCTTCTTTAAACTTTTTATTTCATCATTGTTCATTTTCATTCCTTTAATTTAATTGGGGCGTTTAATTACGCCCCAAGTATTTAATCTTCATTAGGTCTTTCCCAATCTCCATAATCTTGGGCACATTCATTGTGATATTCGTTAATCATCTCTTCAATGATTTCGTCTACCTCTTCAGGCGTATGACCTTGACTACGCAACAACGCTCTTTGTTGTTGCTCCCATTCCTCCTCTATTGAAAGTTGGTTATTCAAAGCCATTGTATTTACTTTACCCATTCAATACCCCCTATCTTAAGACTTGTTAAAGTATTAAGATTAATAGACCTCCAAGACTTTTTCGGCTCTTTAGTTTTTCTTAATACTGTAATGTCAATCACTTCTAATAAGTGGTCTCTATTCCCTTTTAATTCTCCACCATTGAAAAACTTTTCATTAGTGGGTAGTTTGCAAAGCATAGTTCTTTTTGTTTTATCTGCTTTTATAAATTGTACAGAAAACAATTTAGAGCCGATACTTTGTTTTACATTCTTTTTTATAAACATTTTATTTTTCCTTTATGTTAAATGTTTAAATACTTATAAAATCTTATATTTCATAAGTCAAGATAAAATAGGAATTTTCCTATATTATCTTATATAGGTAGACGGCTAAAAATTAAGAGTGTTTTAAATTAATTTATTTATTTGGGGATAACTTTTTTTTCTTACCTACAGCATAAAAAGAAGTATCATTCCTTCAAATTTGAAAATAAAAAAATAAAAAAGGGGGCAACCCCTAAATTTTGGGTAGGTATTTATTATTTATATATATATATATTATTTTACTCATATAGACTTTATGGTATAAACATCGGATGGCTGACCTTAATGCTTTTAAGAGGCTAACTAATTTTGATAATTTAAGCCCGAGTGAATTAGAGACATTACAAAAAAAGTTAACACTACGTAAAAAAACCTTTGATCTAAAATCATTGGCGCAAAATAATTTTTTAAAGTTTGTTAAACAAGTATGGCCTGAGTTTATAGAGGGGCCCCATCACATAAAAATTGCAGAAAAGTTTCAAGCATTAGCCGAGGGGAAGATAAAACGGCTAATTGTAAATATGCCACCCAGACATACAAAATCAGAATTTGCATCATTCTTATTTCCCGCATGGATGATGGGCCGTGATCCACGGCTCAAGATTATTCAAACCACCCACACAGCAGAACTCTCCTATCGTTTTGGTAGAAAGGTTCGTAACCTTATGGAAGAAAATACTTTCCAAGATATTTTTGATGACATTCAATTATCCCAAGATTCAAAAGCTGCAGGTAGGTGGGAGACTAATAAAGGGGGAGAGTACTTCGCTGCAGGTGTCGGCGGTGCTATTACAGGACGTGGTGCAGATTTATTAATTATTGATGATCCACATTCCGAGCAAGATGCACTAAGTGAAACGGCAATGGAGTCAGCTTACGAGTGGTATACATCTGGTCCAAGACAAAGACTTCAACCAGGCGGAAAGATTGTTATTGTTATGACAAGGTGGTCTACAAAAGATCTAACCGGAGAATTAATGAAAGCACAAAAAGATGTGAAAGCAGATCAGTGGGACGTGATTGAGTTTCCAGCAGTCTTGAATGATAAACCTATTTGGCCAGAATATTGGAAGCTAGAAGAATTAGAATCGGTTAAAGCTTCACTATCCGTTCCGAAATGGAATGCACAGTGGCAGCAGAATCCAACTTCAGAAGAAGGTTCCATTATAAAACGAGAGTACTGGCAGATTTGGGATAAGCCCAATCTCCCTAAATTACAACATGTCATTCAATCGTACGACACGGCCTATAGTAAAAAAGAAACTGCAGACTTCTCAGCGATAACAACGTGGGGTGTATTTATGCATAATGATATTACTCCTAATATAATTTTGTTAGATGTAGAGAAAGGACGGTGGGATTTTCCAAAATTAAAAGATGTTGCTTTAGAGCAATATAAATACTGGGAGCCCGAGACAATAATCATTGAGGCGAAAGCAAGTGGATTACCCTTGACTCAAGAACTACGGCGCTTTGGTATTCCTGTTGTTAATTTTACACCGAGCCGTGGTAATGATAAACATGTAAGAGTAAATGCTGTATCAACACTATTTGAAGCAGGACAGGTATGGTGTACAGAAGACCGTTGGGCAGAAGAATTAGTTGAAGAATGTGCTGCTTTCCCTTATGGTGACAACGATGATTTAGTTGATAGCATGACACAAGCGTTAATGCGTTATCGACAAGTAGGTTTGGCTGTACATCCAGAGGATTATGAGGATCCTCCAGGTCTTCCTCCTACGCAATTGTTGGAGTATTATTGATGAAGAAGTCAAAATATAAACCAGGGTTCACGGTTAAAGGCACTAAAAGAAAAAAAACAAAGTCAGAAAAGGAAGCTGCCTCTTTCCAAAACCCAAAAAAAGGTTATTATAAGTTTACACAACCTAAAAGTTGGGTATCATTATTAAAGAAAAAACAGAAGAAGAATAGATTAGTATGACCAGTAAAAAAGAGTTAAAAATGCGAAAGCTTTATTTTGATTTAGGAAGAGATGATTATATGGCTATGGATGAATATCTTCAGAGTGGACAAGCAAAAAAAGATCTTAAAGAAGCAGGTTTTAAAAAAGGCGGATATGTTAAATCATCTGCTCAAACCTCAGTAATTCCTGGAGCAAAAGTCAAGGGTAGTGCACAAGGGTCCACGATCCCCGGTGCAAAAGCTAAAGGTTCGGCAGAAGGTTCTGTTATTCCTATGAAAATGAAACATGGGGGTGATCCAAAAAAAGGTAGTATGTTAAGTATTACTATTGAGAAAAAACCAATTGATAAAAAAACAATGAATATGATTAAGGAAGCAGAAAAAACAGGTAATGTTGTTAAAATGAAATCAGGTGGCCTAGCGAAACGTGGCTACGGAAAGGCAAGAAGATAATGGCAGTTGAAAGACCAGCAGGTTATGATCCAGCACCATCAGATCCGATGGGTGATGCTTCTAATGAAATAGAAATTCAAGAAGAAATAGGAGAAGGAATTATTGAAAACGAAGATGGTTCTGTAACTATTGGAGCAGAGGAAGAGATACAAGAAGATATTCCTTTTGGTGCTAACTTAGCAGAAATTTTAGAAGATGATGTATTAGAATCAATTTCATCTGAACTGAGAGAACAATTTGAAGATGATAAGTCTTCACGAGATGAATGGTATTTTTCTTACACAAAAGGTTTAGATCTTTTAGGATTTAAATATCAAGAAAGATCACAGCCATTTCAAGGAGCAAGTAATGTTACACATCCACTTTTAGCAGAAGCTGTTACACAGTTTCAAGCACAAGCATATAAAGAATTACTTCCAAGCGGGGGCCCTGTTAAATGTAATGTGGTAGGAGTACAAGATGTTCAAGTAGAAGAACAGGCGCAACGTGTTAAAGAATACATGAACTTTCTTATTACAGAAGAAATGGAAGAGTATGATGCAGACACAGACCAATTACTTTTTTATTTACCACTAGCAGGTTCTTCTTTTAAAAAAATTTATTACGATGCAGGATTAGCACGACCTGTATCTAAATTTATTCCGAGTGAAGATTTAATTGTTCCTTATTTAGCAACCGATTTACAATCAGCAGAACGAGTGACGCATGTCATAAAAATGACAAAAAATGAAATTCGTAAAGCTCAGGTTGCAGGGTTGTATAGAGATGTAGAATTAATGAATCCAGATATGGATGAAGACCGTATTCAAAAAAAATATAATCAATTAGAAGGTGTTTCTAAAGTTAACTATGATGAGTTGTATGAAATTTTGGAGATGCATTGCGATTTAGACATAGAAGGTTTCGAAGATCAAGACGAGCAATCAGGAGAACCTACAGGTATAAAGATTCCATATGTTGTTACTATTGACGAGGGAACAGGAAAAATTTTATCCATCTACAGAAACTACCGAGAAGAAGATCCCCTTAGAAAAAAAATACCATACTTCATTCATTATAAATTTTTACCAGGTCTTGGTTTTTATGGCTTTGGCCTTATTCATATGTTGGGGGGTTTGTCCAGGACTGCTACGGCAGCTCTCCGTCAACTCGTTGATGCGGGAACATTATCTAATTTACCAGCAGGATTTAAAGCACGAGGGATTAGAATTGCTGATGATGATACACCATTACAACCAGGAGAGTTCAGAGACATAGATGCACCAAGCGGTGATCTTCGACAAGGTCTTATGCCTCTTCCTTACAAGGGACCTGATCAAACTTTATTTGCTTTATTAGGTTATGTAGTTGATGCAGGAAAAAGATTTGCTTCTGTAGCAGATCAGAAAATGGGTGAAGGTTCACAAGCAAACCCAGTTGGTACAACAATGGCTATTATTGAACAAGGTTCAAAAGTCATGAGTGCTATTCATAAAAGATTACACTATGCACAACGAAAAGAATTTAAAATTTTAGCAAGAATTATTCAAGATTACTTACCACCAGAGTATCCATATGCAGTGGTGGGTGGTAATCAAATGATTAAGCAAACTGATTTTGATAATCGTGTGGATGTTATGCCGGTTTCGGACCCTAATATCTTTTCTATGTCTCAACGTATTACGTTGGCACAAACACAATTACAATTAGCACAAGCAAACCCCCAAATACACAACCAATATGAGGCCTATAGACGTATGTATCAGGCAATGGGGGTACAAAATATAGAGGCATTACTTCCGCCTCCACCAAAACCTATGCCAATGGATCCGGCAGTAGAGAATTCACAGATGTTGTTGCAAAAACCAGCGATGGCTTTTCCTCAACAAGATCATCTTGCTCATATTGACACGCACCGTGCCTTTATGTCGACGTATTTAGTGAAAAATTCTCCACCAGTTTTGTCTTTAATACAGTCACATATTTCTCAACACATTAGTGAACAAGCAAAAGAGGAAGTTATGATGAAAAATCAACAAGAAATACAAAATTTAACACAACAATATGGTGGTCAGATACCACCAGAACTACAACAACAGTTCGATATTGAAATTGCTAAACAAACTGCTGTTAGAATTAAAGAATTAACAGAAGAAATGGTAGCAGAAGAGCAAGAATATCTAGAAGGAATGCAACAAGACCCACTAGTTACACTTAAAAAAGAAGAATTAGGTCTACGTGCAGAAGAATTAGAGCTTCGAGCTCAAAAAGATGGTGAAAGACTTGCACTTGATGAACAAAAAGCAGAGATTGACGCTCTTCAAGAGCAAGAAAAAATTGATAATGCTAATAGACACGCTACAATTAGAGAAGAAATACAGCTAAAAAAGATTGATCAACCTTCTAAACTAAGGAATAAATATTAGAATGTTTAATATACATCATTTAGATGGTAATGATGCAGATATTAATAATTTAACTGCTATTGTCTATAATTCTATTCATGAATTATTAGTTAGAGATAAACTTGATCCAGTTCACTTGGCTATTGCCCTAACTTGTGCATCAAGAATGTTATTAAAAGATTTTGTAAATGGTAAGGATGTACCTGCTTTTGTAGAATATGCAAATAATCTCTTGATTGATCACGATAAAATCACTAAACATTAGTATATTATGAAAGCAAAATATATCAATGGTTCTAAATACCCAAATGCTAAAATGACTGTGACTACAGACATGAATCCTTATGCAGGACCTAATGTAAATAAAACTTCTATTCTTTCAACAGCATCAGCTGCTGTCGAAGGACCGAAAGTTGTTGACAATTTAGGTGCTGGACCAAAAGGTCAACGCAGTAAAGCACAAATTAAAAAGGTTCCTTTTAAAGGCGTTTTTTAATGGAGTGTAAAAACTGTGGGCATGGATGTCACTGTAGTGACGGCAGTTCTTGTCAATCATGTGATTGCAAAAACTGTGAACATGTAGTAGACTAACGCACTTTAACAAAGGAGGTTGTATGAACCTATTAAAAGATCTATGGGGCCATATTAAAGAATGGTCCGATTGGAAGATGAAGGACTGGATTAAGGCCGCTATCGTAGCGATCGTAGTTATCTGGGTAATTAGCTGGATGACAGGCGGAGCAGCTTAGACGATGGTCTGGCAACTTTTAGCAAAACCCCTACTCGGCGTTGCTGCGGATACAGTTCGTGGCTTCGTCGAGACCAAGAAAGCGAAAGCTGAATTAAAGATCACAGAAGTTAAAGCAGCTACTAAGCTGAAAGAAGATCAGATCGCCGGAAAAGTAAAATGGGAAGCATCAGCCGTGGATCAAATGAAAGGTTCGTGGAAAGACGAACTAATTTTAATTTGTCTTTTGGCTCCAGCGACACTCGTATTTTTTCCAGGAATGACAGAACATATTCATGCTGGGTTTGTAGCCCTGCAGTCACTTCCGGACTATTATAAACACCTCTTATACATCGCCTGCTCAGCTAGCTTCGGCATCAAGGCCGGAAAAGGTGCAATGGGATTATTAAAAAAGAAATAGGAGGACTAATGAAAGATTTAAGTGGAGACGGTAAGATAACTCAAAAAGATGTTCTTATTGGTAGAGGAGTCATTAAAGCTAAAAAAGGTGGACGAGTAAAAAAGAAAAAACTTGACATTAAAAAAGCTATTAAAAAACCCGGTTCATTGCGTAAGTCTTTAGGTATAAAAAAAGGAAAAAAGATTCCTTTGAAAAAATTAAATAAAGCTGCGAAAGCACCGGGAAAATTAGGACAACGAGCAAGATTTGCCAAAACATTATCTAAACTTAGAAAAAAATAATGGGCAAGCTTTGTGCAAAAGGTAAGGCAGCAGCTAAACGTAAATTTAAAGTTTATCCGTCCGCTTACGCTAACATGTATGCAAGTTCAATTTGCTCTGGCAAAACAGTTGAGGGTGGAAAGAAAAAGAAAAAAGCCGGTGGTGGTATAATTAATAAAATTTCTCAACAACGAAAAAAAATATCTAGTTTTAATCAAGGCGGCATTGCAAAAGGATGCGGTGGAATTATGGAAAATAAACGTAAGGTAACAAAGTTTACGTAATGGCTAAAAAAGGATTAAGAGCTTGGGTAAAAGAAAAGTGGGTTGACATAGGAGCCCCAAAGAAAGATGGAAAGTATCAACCTTGTGGAAGAAAAAAAGGAAGTAAAAGAAAATATCCTAAGTGTGTTCCATTGGCTAAAGCGAGGTCTATGAGTTCGTCTCAAAAAAGATCTGCTGTTTCTAGAAAAAGAGCTGCTGGTAATCCTGGTGGTAAACCAACTAATGTAAAAACAATTATTAAAAAAGCTAATGGAGGATTGTCTTCTAAAAATTTAACTGTTCCTCAACGCATGGCAAATGCTGCTGGAATGAAACCAGTTATTGCTACTAAACCCAAAGGTGATCCTACAGGACAAAAACTAAAAGGTAAAGCATTAACAGGAGCAATTGTTCGTAAAACAAATGGAGGATTTATTGAAGTAACACCAAAAGGTTTTGGACGTATGCTTAAAAACAAAAGACCAATGACAAGGATATATACATGAATATGGAAAGATTATTACAATCCGTTAAGGATCACGAGGGGTACAGAAACAAGGTATACCTAGATACCCTAGGTAAGAGAACAGTGGGGGTAGGGCACCTCTGCGTCGAAGATTTTTGGGAAGATGACAAAGAGTATGAAGAAAAATTTTTAATGACTATACTAGAACATGATTTACAAACAGCAATTAAAGGTGCTGAAGACTTAATGCAAGAGCATGGATGTTCCGATATAGATGATTTAGCTAAGGAACTTATAATTGAAATGGTGTTTCAGCTTGGAAAAACAGGCGTGTCTAAGTTCCGTAATATGTGGAAACATTTATCAACACTTGAGTATTCTTTAGCGGCGAGCGAAATGCTCGATAGTCGTTGGGCAAAACAAACCCCCAACAGAGCCCAAAACATGAGTAACAAGATGAGCAGTATAGGAGCATAGTGGATATAGTAAGAGTTGTAGATTATCTCAAAAAAATATTAAAAACTAGACAAGACCAAGTAAATCAAGTTATAACATCAGATGTAAAAAACTTTGAAGAATATAAATATCTTCTAGGAAAATTACACGCTTATAAAGAAACTATACAGGAACTCACGGACCTGCTAAAAAAACAGGAGCAATATGAAGACGAAATCGAAGATAATAACCCGAGAAAATAATATCATTGATATTAATGAAAAACCCTACAAAACAAAAAAAGAAATAGGAAAAGTTCCAGAGCCCACAGGTTTTAGAATTGTTTTATTTCCTTTGTTGTTAGAGAAAAAAACTAAAGCAGGTTTACATCTTACAGATGAAACTGTAGCTGAAGCACAAGTAGCTACTAATGTTTGTCGTGTTCTAAAAGTAGGACCTGATGCTTATAAAGATAAAGAAAGATTTCCCAATGGTCCTTGGTGCAAGAGTACTGATTGGGTACTTATTACCAAATATGCAGGATCA